TTACCATTCTTTTAGCTCTTCCAAAACGTCTGCTACCTTTTCAGTGGTGACTACCTCATCGGGTTTTACTGGTTCATTAGGGAGAACATAATCAAATAGTGCCCCATTTTTTCTAACAATCTGAACGGTATCACCCTTTATAAAGCCACGTTCGATTGCCTCTTTAAATTCATCATAATATAGCATGAGTTTTCCTCCTACTTTATTATTCGAAAAAAATGCAGTCTTTTGACTGCATTTTAATAATTCTTACAAAGCTTTTTATAAATTATTTTCCTTAGCGTATTGTGTAAGCTTTATAGCATTGTTATATGACATACGCCCGACATCTGTAACGCCATTTGCGTAATTTGATAACGTCTGTTCAGATATTCCTATTGCTTTGGAAATCTGATAACGTGAGTTTGTAGTTAGTAAGCTTAAAATTTCTTGTTTCGATAATACTTCAATCATGTTTGTTCCTTTTAATCATCTTTTTAAGATTCTATTCCTATTGCGAGTTCAGCAGGCAAAAAAAGCACCCATTAGGGTGCTTTTTAATATCATTTATAAACTTCCACAATTATTCCTAAAGAGAAAATTATAAGTGCTATTACTGAAGAGTACAAATATACAGGGTATTTTTCAGCAAGACCGTGGTTACAATCGTCTTTACCAACACATCCACAAGCCCTCATATCACGATCTGTTAAAAGCGCTGTAGCATTAAATGCCATAAAAACAACACTAAACAGAACAAAAGAAGATGCTCCTATATAAATAAAAATCCTACTCAAACTTAAACCCTTTAATGATGAACCAAGACTACCTAGCTGAGATACACCCCCAAATACAGCAAAAATTATAGAGGCAAAAATTCCTAAAACAGAAATTATTTCAACATTGAAATTATTATAATTTCTTTTGAGCTCACGAGCGGTATTCTTTAATTTTTTATACTCTTCTATCGACTTTTGAGAAGTATTATATAACTCTTGAACCTCTAATTCGGTTTTTTGGTATAAACTTTGATACTGTGCATAAGCTAATTTCGTATGTTCTAAAACTTTATAAAAAGCATATATAGCATTTTCATAATTTGTTTTATCATTTGATATAATGTTTTCACCATTAAAAGTACCATCTTTCACAAAACAATCAACAATTGTTTTTAGCGAATCACTTGTAGCTTGAATCAAAAAATCAAAACTCTCGGACAAGTCTCCAGCCGTTTCATTGAAATCATTAACTTTGCTAGTGATAGTATCGTAGGGAACTCGAGAAATATTTCTGTCATATAAGAACTTAATTAAGACAACAACTTCTTGCATTACTAAGTCTTTATTCATGACAAATTCTACATCATTAGATTTAAGTAGAAAAGAATAGTATTTATTTAAAAAAGTTGAGAAGTTATTCTCGTCCAAACTTCTTTGAATATTATTAAGCTTAGAAGTCACTATAAATCACCTAACTCATACTCAGCACTGGTTCTGTAACCTATAGTAGGCTTATTATTTTTCCAAAACTCTACTTCATGGCTTCTTCTAACTAAATCAAAAACATTTTCTCCTAAATAATCCATTATAGTTTGATTTAATTTTTCTAAAGAGGAGTCTTTTTCAAATAATCCAATAATCGGTGAAGAACCAAAATTCTTAAATCTATTATATTGTCCGCGTACTACAGGACCGTATGCCCAAACTTGAAAAGGTTCATCATATATTTCTTTTAATTTCTCTGGAGTTAAAATTTCATTTTCTTTTGCTTTTTTCAAAACAAAATACATTACTTTTTGCAGTTGTAGGTTTGTTATGCTCATATTCTTTTCTTGCGCAACTGCGATTACATGATTGGCAAATTTTTCCATAGACATAACAAACACCTCCTTAATATTGGGTTTATACAAAAATAACACAAGTACCACATCTGTCACCTGTGTTAAAAATTTGTATATCTTACATTATGATACAACAATTGGAATACACAGTCAATCACTTTATATTATTTTTGTCAAGCTTTTCTATACAATTTTCTACTATGATAGATTTCTCTTCCGCTCAATTTTGAGCAAAAGAATGGGCGTACCTGAAAGTACACCCATGAATACTTTCTCCCAAAAACAGAAAAAGTACAAATTTTTACTACATTCAGCGCCTTATATTAATCATTTCAATAACCCATTATGTTATAATATTAGTGCACTTAGATAGATATATTGTGATTTTATTCCGTGGTTTATTCCACGGTTTTTATTTAGATAAAAAAAACACCCCTAGTCTTAACGGCTAGGGGCTTTTTTTGTTATAATAAAATTATGAAACAAGACTTGACTCTTGGCTCATAATGAGTTTACGCCCAGCTTTTAGCTGGGTATTTTTTTATGCGCAGAAAAACGCAGTAGTGCGCAGTAAAATTTAAAAAGATATCAAAAAAATTTATAAAAAGTGTTGACGATATATACAATAATGCATATAATAAGTATGTAAAATAAATAAAGACAAAAAGCACATAAAGGTATTTAAAATGAAAAAATGGAAAACAATTACAACAACGGCACTCATTACATCAGCTGTAACCATTGGTGGAGTGTGCATTTACACAAGCAATCAACCAGCTCACTACGAAGGTAAAACATTTAAATCAAGTGTTTCATCATCTAGTACTGAAGAAACTACCACTGAAGAAACTACAGAAGAGTCATCATTACCAGAAATGGATGCTTATGGTACAGAAACGGCTAGTGCTGAAGATAATAGTTATGAAGGACTATACATTAATAACGGACCAGGTCCTTACAATTGCATAGGTGACAATGCTGAACCAGTCTCACGCTATGGATTTTACATCATGACACCAATGCAAAGAACTAATCAAATTATGGTTATACAATGCGGAGCTTCTCGTGAAAAGGAAGCATATGATGATATGGTTATCGTACATGGTGAAAATAATGATAGTGATTTAAGTGAGCTCAATTGTGACAGTGCTAAACAAAACGCTGAAGCTTTCTGTAGATGGCTTCGCCAGCAAGCACCAAGTGGACACACTACTAACGGATTGCAAAGTAATTACAACTATTGGGTTAAGAACTGTAAGTATAAATATAAACAATAGAAAGCAGAGAGGAGGACATTGACATGAAAGCAAATAGTAAAGACATTGAATGGCTTTTAGAAAACGCAACACAGTACATGATTTCAAAAGAAACGAATGTACCGCAATCTAAAATTTCAAGATTAAAAAACGGAAAAATAAAAATGGAAAATTTAACGTTCGAAGTTGCTAGTATTTTAACGGATTTTTCTAAAAAACTTCAAGAAAACTCTTGACATTATATTTCAATAGCAGTTAAAAAGTACTAATTTTTACTACATTCAGCGCCTTATATTAATCATTTTAATAACCGCTTATGCTATAATAGTAGTGTACTTAGATAGATATATTGTGATTTTCCTCCGTGGTTTATTCCACGGCTTTTTATTTACATAAAAAAAGAGGTATCCATGTTCTTATTGTAGCACTGTAAGCGATTGTGGTATAATATGAATAAGTTTTTTATGTGTGTTGTCCTGCTTGCCCGAGCAGGCTTTTTTATTTGGCTATGTCACAACAAACAGTTGATAAATAGCCATTTTTATAGGGGAGTATCAGAACTCCCCTACAAACTGTTATTTGCAGTTATCTATACTCATTTGGAATTTCGATATGAAATGTCTCACACAATAACTTCACATCATGTGCATCATTTTCATCAAACTCGTATCCCAGATGGAACATTACTTGACTATATGGTTCAATACAGGAAACCTCTATTTCCTCAATTCTTCCTTTACCCGAAAAAGTTTCTACCGGAAAACAATCCCCATCATAAAGAATTTCACCTTCGTCCGTATATTCAAAACAATGCAAATCAATAATTCTGTTTTTCAAATCTTCCCATACAGTATGGTTCAATGTTGTATATTCCATCTTAATCTCATAAAAGCCATTAGCTTTCATTATTTCTATAAAGTTCTGATAATCGTTCTTTTCTACAAAAATGTCAATATCATTATGGGCTCTTGACTGATATCCAAGAAGAGCATCTACACCCCAGCCACCATCAAGAAAGACTTTAATCTCCGCATCTATTGCAAATTGAAGAATCTGTTTTACATCTGTTATATTGACCATCTTATCATCTCCACAAATTCTAATTAGGCGACCAGAGGAACTGCTGGTCTGTTTGATAAATCTCTGCATTTAGCAGTTTTCAATGTTGCCAAAACAAAAGTTAAGAAGATGTTCCTTTTCTCCATGTCGCTTTCTTTGGCGTAATTTACAAGGTTATTCCACACAAGATAGTTGTTCAGATACTTGGTAGAAACACCGTTAAAGCCACGCATAAACCTCTTTAGCTGGCTATGGTAGCTATTGATATGTTGGATATTATAAATGCCTTTCTTGGCTTTGCCAGTCTTTAACTGCACAAGGTCAATGCCATTGGCATTTGTAAATCTCACATAGGAGTTCATCTTGTCCGTAACAAGAGTGGAATTGGTCTTAATCCTACCATCATAAATATGATGTAAATCTCTTGTAGAAACTCTACCAGTATTCGTAATCTTGGAGATAGACAAGCCATTCCTATTAACCGCACAAGGAACACATACCTTTTCTTGGGACAAGCCTCTGATATGTGTAGAATGACCACGCTTATGAGCCTTGCGTGGCATAGCAAATGTCTTACTCTTGCTATGATTGCCCTTGTACGAGATGGCGAAAAAAGTTTCGTCAGCCTCAATAATGCCGTCAAGAATAATTGGAAAATGGAGAAACACCCACGTCTCAAGTATACCAAAAAGCAATATCAGTAGCAATCTAAAAGCGGAACAGATAGAAAGTTAACTGGTAAACAAAATATAATCAAAATAAGACTTTTCAAGGTTACATGACACCCCTTTAAATTCTGAAAAATTGGTCTGCGGTGTAAGAGAACACCTTGTGGTGGCTCTCCTTGCCCCAAAATAGGGGGGCGGGGGTCATTTAAACACTTGGATAATATAATTGCATTAAAACGCCATACAGGGGATTTTAGGCGGGTTCTCGGACGTGCTGAATATTTTAAAAAGGGAAAATCACGCACAAAAGACGGTGGCGTTGTTATGTCCGAACAACAATATACCCGATAAAAATTTAAGGGGTATTTTTTGAACGATTATACACCCGTTATAAGTCTTCCTATGGCTGTTTCTCGAAGTTTGTTCGGTGTTGGTGTGATTGCCGATACACGCTCGCTCTGTCGCTCTCTGCTTGCTCTGTGATGATTGATGACTGTATCCAAACAAAAGAACCTTACTAATACAGTAAAGCTCTTGTGTTTGTTGTCAGTGTTAACTTGCTTACCAACATTATACCATAACAAAAAAAGGACAACACTATCAAGCATTGCCCTTTGATTTCCCCCAATAAATACATTGACACATTCTCCGCTTAGTATTAAACCAATCCAGCTAACACTATATCAGCCTTAAGTCTCTCAAGGTCATCACTTGATAACACTGTTTCAAAGTCACTGACTAATTGACTAACTTTGTTCATGTCTGCACATTCTAGCTCTTTGTTAACCATGTTGTTAAAGTGGTCTTCCAAACTATCAACGAACAATTGTAGTCTTTCATCTGTTGGGAACTTATTGTCATAATGTAATGCTGTACGTGCTACCATTTCCCACATTTTAAGACGTGTATCTTTGTTTCTGTGTAATTCATATAGGTTAACAGAATTATCCTCGTTCATTACCTTACCGCCAATCTCTAACAGTTTTGTATGGTCTGCCTTGTTTAAGTCATCCCATTCCATACCCATGAACTGATAACGTCTAGCCTCAAGGCGTGTTACTTCTTTCTCACAATAGCCAATATATTCTTTTTCATTCATATTATTCTACCCCCTCATATGTAACCATGATATTATCACCATAAGCCTGTACACTGCTTACTTTCTTATCAGCCATGTACTCGTTTACTCTGACTTCTAATTCCTTATTGTTTTCTCTTCTATATCTTGCCATGCCATTGCTGTAATAACCATCGGTTATTGCCTCATGTTTGAATAGTTTAATTTTCATCTGTTTTTTGTCCTCTCTGCTTAGATTGTGTTGCAAATCTCTTGTAGCACGTACCGAATGCCGTCTAGGTCATCACTGAGCTGTCGCATTTTCAAGATTTCCACGGCTGTTTGTTCAGATAAGCCATGATTGCGTTGTAATTCTTTTAGCTCATAAGCAATCAAATCTGCGTCCATTTTATTCTCCTTTTTATATTTTTTGTAAAAAGTTGTACTATTTTGTAAAGGTAGTACAACTGCTGTAACCCTTGGGGCTCAAGGGATTGACCGAATTTGTTGTAACTTGTACTTAAATTTTGAAAAACTTTTTAAAGTGAGTTATACCATATATATATTATTTATCTATATAGTTTTAATATTTTAGTACAACTAGTACAACTATATGCTCAAAACCCTTGGTATTACTTGGCTTGTATAAGTTGTACTAAAGCGAAAAATAGCACAATTTTAGTACAACTAGTACAACTATTATTGTTTTTCAACACTATCATAAGATTGTTTAAATTTTGAGGGATAACCACTCGGATGATTAGGGTTATAGTGAAGAACTTGATAATCTTCTTTTCTTACCGTTGTCCTATTTTTTCTGTATTCAACGCTCGTTAATTCTTTCAGCGCCTCAATTACACCTCCACCAATGTTTTTAATTGATTTCTGTGTGGTTATTTCATTTTCTGAGATATATTCCTCTAAATGCTCCTTGATAAACCAAATCGGAACAACAGTACACTTATGCCAGCCGTTAGGGATATAAACGTCTTCTACAAATGCTCGGATAACGTCATTATCCTTTTTGTATTTTCTGAGTTGCATTGTCACACGCTTAGGATCGATAAATTTATCGAATGGTTTCATGTTAACAATTTGAACCAGCACCCATTCAAGTAACCGTTTATCTTTCAAGTAAACCTGCTTAATGGCTTTATTTTCCTTTTTGCCGTTAAAATCAGCATCGAATGGGATAATACATAAACGTCTGTACCAACCATTAGTCCTATCTTTGGTTTTTGGGATTTCGTTAGCAGAAAACATACATAACAGTTTTAACTCTAGTTCGTACACTCTGCCATACTTTTCATTAATGGTTAAGGCGTCCCCCGACGTGATTGTTTTAAGATTAGATACCTCGGGTAAAAAGCTGTTTTCAATATCGTCGCCAATGTTTAGGGTTTTACCAATTAGACTGCCTAATTCAAACCCTTTAAATTGCTCGGGGCGTAACGTTGAATAATTTCCCTCTCCGACGAGGTTTTTTAATAAATCTTGGAAAGTCCCCTTACCATTGTTTCCTTTACCCGTTAAAATAACTAATTTCCCCCGTGTTTGTAATGGATTGATAGCCTCATTCATTACCTGCCATAAAAGCGTGATAACCTCATCATCATTACAGGCGATTTCCTTTAGCCAATCATTGAAGCTGAACTTACCACTGAAAGTTGGGAGTTTCACGCTCGGGTTGTATGCTGTCGCTATTTTGCTTGTAATAATATACTCTGGTGAAAAAGGGTGTAACTCTTTTGTCTCTTTGTTTAGAATGCCATTCCCAACAGGTAGCAACTCTTTACTGCTTAGTTGCTCTTTCAGTTCGCTTTTAATTCTGATAATATGTTTAACTTTTTGATAAGTATTTACGTCCAAACGACTATCAAAAGCGTAAATTAAAGCGTCTATCATGTCATCGCTATCTGTATATAAGCCTGTTTCGGGGTTGTATAGATAAAGCGGACTCTTATCACTCTTACCTTTTCCAATAAGCACGAATGAGCATAACTTCAAAAGTTCGCCCGCTGTTTGCGCTGGTATAGGCTTGTAGGCTTTTATTTCTTTTGTTTTCCTATCCTCGTATTGGTGTTCGGGGTCATTTCTCCATTGTTCGCCTCTTAAAGCGACCAACTGTTTTAGCTCGTTCATTGTTTCGGGTTGCTTATCAATGTTTGATTGCTCTTCTTTGATTTCTTCTTCCAATTTTGCAATATCTAATGCCAATAATCTACCTCCTTAAATTCTGTTGGTTAATTCCTTCCTAGCGATACTTTCAAAAGTAGCGTCCAATTCCCCCTCGGGTAACGGTTCGGGCGTGTTGTTATTTGCCATTACAGTTAACTGATAAGCTGTGGCAATATCAAAGTTAACGTATCTGTTGAATAACATACCAACAAAGCTAGCACACGCAACGTTGCGCCCACCCTCTTCACCGAAGCCATTGAATAGTGTTTCAATAATTCTTACAGTCAAGCTTTTTCGCTCGCTAGGTGAACGGATACTATAACCGTTAGTGCTTGCTTTTTTGATTGTGCTAGCCTCATATTTTGGTACGGGATAATCTTCGCCCTCATGAATGGTCTTAACATATTCATGACGTTTCCCAACTGTCACGGGTAAGCCTTGCAACTGCGACCATGTTAGGGACGCTGTATCATACATTAAGCCGATTTTTTCAGCTATTTCAGCAACCACTGCCTTATAAGTCTCTTTATTCATTGGTTCGCTAGGCTTTACCACTAGCCTAAAGCGTGGCTTTTCCTCGGTGTGTTTAATCGTTGGATAAATGATATAAGAGTAGTCACCGATTGCCCGTTCAACAGTTGCCTTAAATTCCTCACTTGATATGGTGATATTGTCATAATCCAAGAAAATCAAGTCTCTATAAATTAGATTAGTGTCATTACGTCTGTACACGTCATCTTTATCTTTTTTAACCTTACCCGAGATACAATAGGGAGCGTGGTTTTTCTTAAATTCCTTTATATCCATTCCTTTGGTTTCAACCGCTGGGAACTCTTTAAAAAACTCAAAAGGTTCAGTAGAAGTAAACTTGTCTTTGTTATCATCGTAAAGAAATAGGCGTGATTTTTGAATGCCTTTGGTGTAATATATGCTCATTCCTCTACCCCCAAGAATGCCAATAGGTCAGTAACTTTATAGTAAACGGTCTTAGTTTCTGAAATAGGTGGCGTGTAACGTTTAAGCCCTCTAGCCTCCCACCGTCTAATGGTCGGGTAAGTGATTTCCAAGCGTTCGATTGCCTCACGCTGTGAGATTATGCCCAGCGGGTTTTCTAGATTTTCATATCGTTCTAGATAAGTCCCAACCTTGCTTAAAATACCGCTAACTAATGCTTGCTCTGTTTCGTTGCTTAGTAGATTAATTTCCATACGGTTATGCCTCCTTAGTTGTAATATCGTCCCTGTGATTGAATATAAGCCCCGTAGCGCTCTTTGACGTGGTCTGTGCATGTTTCCTTGATTTCTTGTTTAACGTCCTCTGTAGGCTTGATTTTAGCCAATTCAATGCCAATTAAGATAAGTAAAGCCATGATGACTAACTGCGCCCAAATTGGTAAATTAATTTCTTGATAAATCATGCTTTGACCTCTTCTTCCTTGCCTCTTGCTGGTAAATTGTTAACTGCTCTATAGACAATATCGGTTGTAATTTCATAACCTAGGGTGTTCCAAGCTTGTTCAAACGTTTCAGCACTTTTTTTATTCAAAATTATGTAAGTAGTCATAACATTCGCAACTATGCCCCAAGCCGTTGTTTGGTCATACATTGCTTTGAAAAATTCCTCTGCTCTTTTTTTGGTTTCGTCTCGTTTTTTAAAAATCGCTTTTTGTTCGTCTGTATAATGGTCTAAACTAAATGGATTTGCTTTATTTTCTACACCTTTAAATTTCATAATTATTTTTTTCCTCACTTTCAAGAATATCCAACTCCCACTCGGGGAACTTTTTACCATTCCAAAAACGCCTTAAACCTTGATATAACGCTGTTTCTATGCTATAATATAAGCATAGAAGATAATCCCAAAACCCTCATAGCCTGCCCGCTGTAGTGTTTTGTTTTATCTAATATTTTTCAAGTTTCACTTTTGGTTTGAGCTGTCACTCAAGCCTTTTTTTGTTGCTCTCATAACTGAACTTGCGACAATGTATCACGGATAACACTGTATTCCATGTTCAGCTCAATCATTGGGATAACCGCTTTTTCATAAGCTTGATATTTTGCTAGTTCTACGCTTGTTAAGCAATCAAGCCCCGTTTTACCGCCTCTATCCTCAATCAGCTTTTTCTTATTCTTACCCGTTGATAATTTCAAAAGTAAGTTGCTTACAATAGAATAACCATGGGGTTGTTTAGGAGCGTTGTCCCATTTGCTGATAGCCTCGTTCAATGTTTTGTGTGTTGGTTTCTCCAATGCTCGTTGCTCTCTGAATTTTGATAGTTCATCTCTCATTTCAAAGAATGCCTTAACCAAAGCTACTTTAAACTCTCTCACTGGTTTAGTGTTATCCAAGTAAGTGATAAGCAATGTTGCTTGCTGTTCATTCAGATGATAGATTTTTCTAGGGCGACCACCTAAAGAACCTTTGCTAGGTTTTGTCATTTCAAATGACAAAACTCCAAATACCTCTAAATCTTCTTTGTGACTTTCAATTAATTTCCTAACTGAAATACGGTCAATTTCAGCACATTCTGCGATAATCTCATTTGTAGTGTATGGCTCTTTCTTGCCGTCTAGGTAAACCAAGTTCATATAAAATTCCTCCTTTATTGTAATTTTGAACATTGGGATTTTTTGTCGTTTTTTCTACAAATCTTCGATAAGCCAATTCATAACACTTTCGTAGATACGCTTAGGGGCGTCATAATTGCCTTTTTCGATTTTGGCTAGGGTTCTAGTAGTTGTATGTAATTTTTTAGCTGTTTCAACTTTCCCTAAATCTAAGATAGCTCGTTTTACTTTTACTTTGGTAGCTGTTTCAGTTGTAATAAGCATTTATACTCCTTTCCGATTTTGTTTTTTTGCTGTAGCGGACGCCTAACCGTCAAACCAGACTACAGGTGTTGCAAAAAAGTTGCAATATCATTTTGCAAAAATATTATATTGCAATATAATTGCAATGTCAAGCATGGATTGCAAAAAATTTGCAATATTTTTTTGAGCATGTTAAAATTTTACCTAGAAAATCACATATAAAAATAAAGGTACATTTTCATGAAGTATGTAAATAATTTAAAAGACTTGCGAAAAAAAGCAGGTTATACGCAAGATGAACTTGCAAAAAAAATAGGGATTTCAAAAAGAACGCTAGCGTACTGGGAAAAGGGAGAAACTAACATAAAACCAGACAAAGCCCAAAAGCTAGCTGATTACTTTAATGTTCAAGTTCCTTATTTATTGGGGTATAGTAAAACTCGTTATGGAGCGGAACAAATAACAAAAGCAATCAAGGAAAGTGTTTCTAGAAAAAATGAACAATTGAATAATGAGCAACTAGAAAATACAATAAAAATTTGTGAAGTAGCTAGCTTTTTGGATATGGATATAGAACTCATAATCCAGATTTATGAGTTTAATTCTGATAGTAACAATGTTTCAAAAGTTGAAACTCTTGAAGACTTGCTGGGCTTCTTTCAAATGGCTGCCAATGGTTATAATGAAATTTATTACGAGCTTGGACCTATTGACGGTAACAGCATTGGTTTTATAGTAGATAAACTTGAACAATATGGAGAAAAATTACAAGATTATCTAATTGAAGAAAAAATTAAAAATGATTTTTATAGTACGACTGGTTATCCTTTGTCTCAAGCCACGGTTATACCTGCCGAAAAAGTAAAAAAAGAAACTGAAAAATTGGTATCAGCTTTTAACACTGATTTTATAGAATTCTTAAAATATCATGATTTGTATTTATCAAATAATGAGATTGAAAAAGTTGTGAATATCATGTACTCGTATAGCAATGCCAACGACCTCTATTTAAGTTCTTTAATAAGGGATAAAAATCTTAAAGAATTGCGACAACAAAAAGAAAAAGATTTCTCTGAATTATTTAAATATAGCTCGCTATGGGAAATGAATTATGAAAGCTTAAACAAAAAACACGCCCCAACCGATAACGATTAGGGCGGATAACATTCATTCGCTACCATACCTTTTTGAATGGTTCTAAAACAAATGATTTTGCTGTGTAGTTGTAACTACGCATTCGCTACCATACTGTAATGGTGCTAAAACATTGCTCAAATGTTGACACATGGCAACATTCATTTACTACCATGTTGTCTTGAATGGTTCTAAAACATTGCCAAATCTCTCAACGTTGAGAGATTTACTTTGCCACCATGTCTTTTTGAATGGTGCTAAATCCTCAAACTCTAAAACCCTTATAGCCTGCCTGCTGTAGTTAAGAGAAGAGGTTACAATGGCAAATATTAAGAAAATCACAAAGAAAAACGGTACTACTGTGTACCGTGAACAAATTTATCTAGGTACTGATTGCATGACTGGTAAGCAAGTCTACACAACTATTTCAGCACCTACCAAAAAAGAACTCAAAAATAAACGTGAGTTCAAAATAAACGAATTTAAAGAAAATGGATATACACGCTATAAAAGTGTTACTGTTAAGAATTACCGTGAACTAAGCGAACTGTGGTTAAAAAATCATAAGTTAGAAGTTAAACCACAAACATATGGCCAAACAGTTAGCGAACTAAGAACGCACCTTTTACCTGTTTTTGGCGATATGAAAGTAGAAAGAATTACGCTCCCAATGGTTCAAGAATTTGTTAATAAATTAGCAAGTAACGATAAATTGGGGCGTGTTTCTTTTAGGATAATTTTATCCATTAATAAGCGTATTTTAAAATATGCTGTTAATTTACAAATAATCAATGTAAATCCTGCAGATAATGTTATCGTACCTAAAAACAAGAAAAATATTTCCAAAAAGAAAGAACTAAAATTTTTTGAGACTAGCCAATTGAAACAATTTAAGGACTACTTGGATAGTCTCCCAAACACCTTTAAAAACTACTATCATAAAACGTTATATCTAACTTTACTTTCCACTGGTTTGCGTATTGGGGAGGCTGTAGCCCTTGAATGGTCTGATATTGACTTAGATAATGGTTATATTGACGTTAACAAAACAGTTGCTTTTAGTCGTATGGAAACCAACAGTACTAAATCTGAGGCAGGAAATAGAAAAATTTCAATTGATAAGAATACCGTTCTAATGTTACGTCTATATAAAGCCCGTCAATACCAATGTTTTATGGAACATGGTTATAGTAGTAAAATGGCTAAATATGTATTTTCAAATGGTTTCAATATTTATCCTAACCGCACAAACTTACAGTTAGTACTAACAAAACACCTAAAACAAGCTGGTTTACCACGTTTTACATTTCACGCCTTTAGACACACACACGCTAGTTTATTATTAAACGCTGGTATTAGTTATAAAGAATTGCAACACCGTTTAGGTCATTCAACATTAGCCATGACCATGGATATCTATAGTCACTTGTCAAAAGAAAAGGAAAAAGAGGCGGTTAATTTCTTTGAAAAAGCTATGGCAAATTTGTAA